TCCGCAAGAGCCGCAACCCCAGGACAACAGCTTGCAAGTCAAGCAAATGGAGTTGCAACACAGCCAGCAGGTAGAGGCAGGAAAGTCTCAACTTGAACAAGCAAAACTCCAACAATCAGCCCAGATCGAGCAATTCAAGGGTGAGCAGGCTTTGCAGTTGGAGCAGGTTAGGCAGCAATTCGCACTTCAATTGGAGCAGGTCAAGCAAGAGGCAGAAACCCAACGCGCACAAATGAAAGCGCAGATTGACAGCGAAACCAAGCTGCAAATTGCGGCTATGAATGCACAAGCGGCTGAAAAACCGGCTGTAAACATCGACACCAATGCACTGGGTGAGCAGGTAAAATCACACTCCGAGAAAAGCGATGCAAGCATGATGCAAGCGATGCAAAACTTTGGGCAGATTGCGCAAGCCCTGGTTCACACCATCGAACAAATGAACAAGCCCAAGAAACGTATGCTGCAACGTGGGCCGGATTGCAGGACGTTTGCAAGAAACGGGAACACCTGGGCCTTGATTGCGGCCCATGCTTGCTGCCTGTTGTGCAGGTCGATTGATAGGCTTTCGCTCATGCCTTCAAACCACTGATAAGCCAGCTGTTGTAGGCGCTTAGTGGGGTATTTCCGTGTCCTACATTAGTCGGGCTTGTGCATAGCCATAACTCATATCGATAACCACAATCAATCCATGATGTAGATAAGATAATGTGCGGTTTCATGCTGGTGTTTGCCCGTGAAAGTACCGCATAGGCTCAGGTTTCAACCACGATGCCTTCACCGTAATCGCAGCGCCCAGGGGGTACGCCTCGGACTGGTCAATCTCCCTCACTTCCACCACTACGCCGGATTGCATGGCGATAACTGATCTTTCTCCGAGTGTGTAGCGGTGGCCTTGCTGGGCTTTGTCTATGTGGTTCATTTCAATTCCCTCAACTTTTCAAAGTAGTAGGTGTTTGAAATTGCCTTCTTATTGAGTTCGGCACATACCCTAATAGCCTGCTTTTTTCCATGCACATATCCATGATTTTTTGGATATGTGATGTGTATAGGGCTACCCCGATAACTCATGATTACAAAAACATCATTCATACCATCCCCCGAAACACCGCAATAGCCCTATCCATTGCCGCCGCTTTTTGGGTTTGCTGTCTGCACTTGTACCCCGCTTTCAGTCGCTTTAGTTCGTTTATCACGCAATCCAAGCCAATCAAGGGCCTCGCAATAGTTGCGGAATGTCCAGATTGCGTAATCGCGGTCAAAGGTTGCAATCCAGGTGCAGTGGTCGAGGATTCGCTGTTTAAGTTGTTGGTCATATGCTCGTCTCACAAATATCGCCAGTCAGCACCAGCGCCTCGGTTATTTCTTTGATCGTTGGGGTTTTGTCGCCTGCTTTTATTCGTTCGAGGATTGCAACGGCTTGGTAATAGGTCATGCTGATTCCTTTAATGCAGTCTTTGCCATTTGCACAGAAGTTGGGTTTCTGCGAAGTCCACCAGCAACATCGCGCAAAATCGCACGCGCCCATGCTTTGTGATCTACGCGAACCAATGTAGCGGCTTTTAAGCCCTCTAACACCTTCGCCGCTATCTCTGGGTTAACCGTAGGAGATGGAAGCATTACAGGCGCTTTTGATGGCGCTGTGCGGCATAGGCTGCGGAACTGTCTTGCGTTTGGTACGGAATCCGGCAAATTCTTAAGCCCCCACAAAATTGCCCGCTTAGCATCGTCTGAATGTAAAAAGTCACTTAAAGCGTCGGCCCATACGGTTTTTACATCCGTAATCGGCGCAGTTCCTAGCGACCTGTCCCAGGATGCCCCGTAGGTTGCGCCCATTACACTAAAAACGTGGTCAACCGCTGCAAGTGAGTTCATTGTTCAATCTCCAAAAATGGCGGGGTAACGTCGATAACTTGCCCAAGTTGATGCTTTTGACGGTCTGGATGAATGCGCCCTGTCTGCTCCTCCCATCTCGCAATACCCGCTTCTCTGTCGCGTTCTGCAAAGCTCTTAGCGCCCTGACGCTGGACTGATGTTGGCCTCTGATCTCTAACCCAATTCCTCCATGTCGCCAGCCAATCAAGTTTTGCACCGTCCTTTCCTGCCTTAGCAACCCAATAATCCCTGAATCGCTCAAAAGTCTTTTCAGGGATTAGGTCGGGTCGTTCTGTTTGACAAAAAATAATCCACTCTTCTGGCATTTGAAAATCATGGGTTAAGCGCGTAGCGCGTTCTATCCCTTCCTTTCCCTTCCCTTCCCTTCCCTTCCTTCCTTCCCTTCCTTCCGCTTGCACGCGTGGCGACGCCACTTTCACGCGTGGAGGTATGATGGATTCAGACTCTCGATTGTTGATTACTTGGTGACTTTTGAATGATGGAATCTCGGCATATTCCTTCCCTTCAACTTCATAAATCACAATCAGGCCAGCCGATTCAAGCTCATCCGCAAGCAGTTCAATGCTCACAGAATCAGCAGGAAGGTAACGCTGTTTCAAAGTTCCCTTGCGCCAAGATAGCAGCCCTTCGCGGTCAGCTTCACACCACAATGACACGTAAAAGAGGCGTGCAAGTGGCGTGAGTGACGTGATGTCTTCACTGGTGAAGAACTCTGGTTTAATGGTTCGTATTCTCGCCATGTAAATTCCTGTGCGCCCATGTATTAAAGAACTACCGTCAGGTGCAGGGTTCACTTTTCGCAAGGCTCATGACTTCCTTGCTAGACGGGTTCTAAGTTTCTATTTTAACAAGTTTCTCAATATCTGCAAACATATCAACCGTCCTATCGTCAGCAACGGCCTGTGACTTCTTCGCCTTCGTATCCTTGCCAAACGCCTTCAAAAAGCATTTAGGCCCGATAGGACGGCCTGCAACCCAGTGCGCTACCTTGTCGATAGGTCTTCCGCACATTACGCAGTTCATGGCGTTGAAATTTCTTCATTAAAGATATTCCATGATTTACGCCTCCTTGCCATCAGGTCGGTGTACTTCTGATAGGCGCTAGTCTTTGTTGGACTAAACCCAAGGTACTTGCACCAGTAATCATTACGAAGTAGCGTCTTGCATACCCTGCGCCAGCTTGGAGCCTTGCCAGCGTTTTCAATCTTCAAGTCTGATTCGTCTGGAATCCCGTCAGGGTATCCGCGCGAAGTCCACCATTTGATGTAAACGGCAATCTTATTTTTGTAGTGCTGTGCAGTTGTCGGCGGGGTGCTGTTAAGCAACGAAAGCGCAAAGCTCTCCCATGTGTGTCCAGCAGGAAGCGTGATGGTGTGATTTCCCATGACGTTGCCGCGCTCATTGGAGTACATCTTTCCAGTGTTAGCCCCATTCACACGAAGAACAAGACGCGCCCAGATCGCAGGCTCAATCACTTGATAGAGCCACAACCCCTTGCGAGATTCATCACCGAATGGCTCACAGATACGCATTTGATGAAGTGTCAATCCTGCTTGATGCATACGGTCATACAAGGTGTTATGCGAAAGGCCAGTCTTGCCGTGGTAAGTCCAAATATCCTCTGTCTGCCAGTCATAAATCGGGTACACATTCCACACGTTTTCGACCACGTTTGTTGTGTAGTGCTTTCCCTGATACATGGGCTTGTCACGCGCAATAGTTCTCCAGCGGTTTAGGCTCTCTTGCGTGCGGATTCCGACAAATGCCGCACACAGCTCCCCCTGTGCGTACCACTGCCCAAAAGTAGGTACAAACTCTTCAAACATGATTCCCTCATACCAAAACGGGAACGCTTCGGTATCTTTGATGCTGATTTGTTCTTTTTCACGCACCCACAAATTGCGCTTGTTTTCGTCCCATGCTGTCCACTCAGGCTGGAAGTTGGAAACTGCATTCCATGTCTTGATTGGTACAGCGCACCAGTAAGGGTCTGTGCAGTCTGCGTACTCCGTGAAAATCTCACGCGCAAAATCAATCGTTGCAGTGAACTGCGCCTCCCAATCAAGGAAGAAAAGCCCAATCTTGCGGCCACGTTTGCGCGCCTCCTGGCATACCAAGTGCGCCATAACTCCAGAATCTTTGCCCGCACTAAAGCTGCAATAAATCTTAGGGAAGTTGTCAAAAGTCCATTCAATTCGCTCTTGTGCTGCTGTAAGCACATCTATACCGAGGCCACGCTTAGGCATTTTTCTCCCTCCATATTTCTATTGCTTCTTCTGCTTTTTTGTTTGCTTCGTCTTGCTGAACCTTTGTCAGGCCACCCCATGCAGCGCGGACAATGTCCTCTGGGCAGTTGATTGCAAGCGCAACGGCTGCATGACCAATCCAAGGCCGCTTGTCTCCACCCTTCGACAAGTTGTGCTGGCAGGACTTGGGCCACTGCTCCACGACACGCAGCATCCACTCTCCGTACAGGTCAGCATTCCCTGTGAATGTTTGTGCAAGTTGCAACCATGTTGTTCTATGGTTGACGTTCTTCCACATTGCTGAATCCGCTTCTTCAAGCTGGTCGAATGGATGCCAAATCTCATTGGGAGATGGTTCTTTGTCATTAATCTTGAGCATCTTCACCCTCCACTTCTTCGAGGGTGTCTGCTTCCCATGCCTCTGAGAATTCACGATCTTGGAAAAGTCCAGCCAATCCAGTTACTTGCGTGAGACGCAAAACCTCGTCAGGCTCCATTCCTAACTCTTTCGCAATCTTTTCGTCATTCCAGAAACGGCGCTTTAGTTCTACAACAATCTCAGCCATTGAATCAACGCGGTGCTCACCCCTTGCCCGGTTGTGGCGAATCGTTGCCGCCATGCGGTCGTTTTTGTCGTGCTGTGAATCACGAATTTGTACCAATGGCAAATAGCCATGGATGCGTGATTGAATGTCTGCGCACTCCTTTCCT